TTATAATCCTTTAAATACTGCTATGGCTCCTATTGGAAACGGTGGCTTGACTCCTCCAGCGCAGAATTTAACTGCTGTGGATAAACTTTATGTCCACATTAAATCTTTGGTAATTGACTTGGAACTCCTTATGGGACAACAAGGCGCAAGCGTAATTGCAGCGTGATCGACTAAACCCAGAGACCATGAAAATGGATGTGATAGTCAGAGCTTTGCAGTAATGCAAAGAGATTGATCCGAAGAGGTTGGTCCGCCGCGGTAGCAGGTTAAGAAAGTAACAGATTGATAGATGCAACAATTTCATTTTACGGAACATACGTAATTTTGAATGAGCAAGTGACGCTACAGAACCAAGACCCTAAAGTAAATTAATTTGGTTGTGAGATCTTTGAAATTTTGCTATAATTACAATGCTGTAAATAATATTAAGCATTGAGGTAATTATGAAATATAACGGAAACTTTTTAGCATATTGTGCAGGCGTTATGGATGGAGATGGTAGTTTTTCTTTGATAAAAAGAAAAGGGTCAAGATCTCCTTTATATTTTCCTATGATGCAATTAGCAAATGAGAAAGAAAGTTTAATTGATATTTTTATTGATAGCTTTGGTGGTAGAAAATTTATAAGAACTAAAATTTCTGCGCTTTCTAAAAAAGTGTCTTATAGTTGGAAAATAGAAAAGAAAAACGCTTGCTTTCCGTTTTTAGATTCAATTATCCCTTATTTGATAATTAAAAAAGAAAGAGCGGAGCTTTTGTTGTTGTTCTGTTTAAATCATGAGTTCAAAAGAGGGTCTAACCCTTTAGAGAAAAATGTTTTATTAGAACGAGAAAAGTTGTATTTGAAAATAAAAGATATGAATAGCTATCCCGATACCAATGGATCATTAAAAAGAACTTCTAGTATTAATGAAGATATTGTTTTTTGGTCATATGTTGCGGGTATTATGGATACGGATGGATCTTTTTCATTAAAAAAAGAAAATAGATCTACCGATAGTCGTAAAAGTCCAGTATATACTCCATGTATATTATTGTCGCAGTATGATTCTAGGGCTATTTATCATATATCAAATAACTTTATAGGTTCTAATCTTATGGTTATTAACGCAAAGGGCACTAAAAATGGTTTCTGTTATAGATTTAGTATTACTTCAAAAAAATCTGCTATTGAATTTTTAAAAAGAATAATTCCATTTCTGATTCTAAAAAAAGAACAAGCAACTTTATTGTTTGATTATTGCATTAATGTTAAAACGTTAAGCGGAAATAGAATTATTTCTTATGAAGAAAATCAATGGAGAGATGAATATTATAAAAAAATTGTAAGTTTAAATAAATATGGGGTCTATAAACCCTCTCTGATTGACTTGGAAGCCCGACGGGGTGACAAGGCGGAAGCTTTAACGAGCACCGTGAACGACTGAGTGAGAGGGACTCGAAAGAGTGTGCGACAGTCTAAACACGAACTATAAATGAAATTCGTGAGGTGAATCCGAAGAGGTTTGCCCGCCTTACTTCACTAAGAAGTTTTGTAAGGTCATAAAAGTAATAGAAATGGTATTAAACGAATGCGCAGCTCGTCTAGGTGTTTCATTGCGTCAAACTGAAGATCAGTTGACTCGTGACATGCTTGCTGGTACTGCAAGTTTTGTAAACTGTGTTGGTGGTACAAATGGTGACACCCCGACAGAGCTTTCACGTTCAGATATTGATAGCGTAGTTTCATCATTATTGGGAAATAACGCGTATACAGTTCTTGATAATATCGAAGGTGAAGATAAATTCGGAACAGCTCCTGTTCGTGATGCTTATTTTGCATTGTGTCATACAGCGTTAACTGTTGATTTGGAAAACGTTAATGGATTTATTCAAAAGAATAACTATCCATCTCCAATGAATGCATTGCGCTCAGAGTGGGGCTCAGTAGGAAACTTAAGATTCTTAGTTTCATCTATTGGATCTTTAGCATTACAAGCTTCAAATCTTGGCCAAACAGTTTACAACATTTTCTGTGTTGGTATGGAAGCGTTTGCGTGCGTGGAACAAGATGGCTACAGCGCACAATTCCTTTATGTTCCGCCAATATATAGTGGCCCATTAGCTTTAAATGCTACTGCTGGTTACAAGTTTGCTGAAGTTCCACGTATCTTAAATGATTTGTGGGTATTAAATCTTCGCGCAACATTAAGCTAAGGAGAATATAATGAGCAATGCAACTATTTTAAGTGGTGCTTTTACGTCTACAGGTCAGAATAAATTTATTCCATTGGTGCCTGGCGTAAAAAGAATTACTGTTTACAACCAAACTCAATCTGCAGCGTCACAAACAACTGCTGTCGCAGTTCAACATTTGTGGCTTGAAGATTTTGCGCAAAATTCTAAATTAACAACATTTAAATCAAATGCTGCTAATGCTGCAAACCTTATCCAGTATATTACATCTAACGGATTTCAAATTCAGGATGAAACATTAAATCCTACAGGAACGTTAAATGCTACTATTACTGGTATTTCTACAGCAACTCCTCCTGTAGTAACAACTTCTCCTGCTCACGGTTTAGTGGCTGGAAACGTTGTTCGCTTGTATAACGTTACAGGAGCGCAGCAACTTGGCGGTATCGACTTTACGGTTGGTAATGGAACTTTAACAAGTACTACATTCAGCCTTGATTATATGACTCCTATTGCAGTTGCAACAACTGGTTCTTGGGCTAAAATTAATTTCAGCTCACCGTTTTATCCAAGACATCGTTACATTACTGAGATCAGTGTTGCTTCTGAAGCTGAGGTTACTTTCTCAGTAACTCATGGCTATCAAGTTGGTCAAGTTATTCGTTTAAGCGTTCCTGCTGCTTATGGTATGCCTCAAATTGATGGTATGCAAGGTACAATTACTGCTGTTAACACAACAACTAACACGGTAACATTAGATATTGATTCATCATCATTTACTGCGTTTACATTCCCTCTATCAGCTGCTACGCCGTTCAGCCCAGCTATTGCTGTTCCGGTTGGTATGGATACTGCTATTGCTCTTGCAGAAGATGTTGACATATTGTCTGATGCTACAGTTAATACAGCTGAATATGGCATGCTCCTTGTTGGTGGTGCTAATAATCCAGCTGGTGCTAATAATGATGAAATCTTCTGGGTTGCAGAAACTTGGCAAGATTAATCATTAAATTCTAAAACATTAGGTTCTAGAATTTGTAAGGTAATCATGGTAAAGAGTAAGAGCGCTCTTACTCTTTACCCAAATTAAAAAGGAAATTATGGAAAAATTAGAACATACAGAAATGAGAAATACTGGGCTTAAAGATGCTGTTCATCAATCTGGAAAAGCAAGAGTAGTTGATCCTCATGCAGCAGAAAAGCTAGAAGAGCAACGTATTGCTGACCGTAAATTGGTTCGTGGTATTTTTAGATATCATGAAACTCCAAATGGAGAGATCGGATTCTCATTTAGAAAATACAAAAATGATCCGGTTGAGCATTATGTTTTAAAAGATGGTGAAACATATACCATTCCAATAGGTGTTGCTAAACATTTAAACGCTCATGGATCTTGCGATTATCCTACATATGAGTACAAAAATGATGAAGCAGGAAGACCTGTAGTTTCATTAAGGCAAAGAATAAGAAGAATGAGCTTTCAGAACCTTGACTTTGATGCTCCTGTGATGAAAAAACCTTCAAAGGTTGATCCTTATAAGTCAGCACTTCCAAGTTAATTAAGGAACCGTATGGCGATTTTGGCACAACAGTATCCAATATTTCAGCCTGCAATGAGAGTTGTAAGCACTATTGCAAGTAGTGGATTTTTAACTATTGTAACAACTACCTTTGCTCATCAGTATCGATCCGGATTGATTGCTCGTATTAACATTGCTCCAGGTTATGGCATGCAAGAAATTAATCAACAATATGGTCCTATAACGGTACTGTCTGATACTACATTTAGCTTAGCAATAGATAGTTCAGGATACTCAGCATTTGCTGTGCCCTCATCGTTTCCTGATAATAAACAAAGTTGCACTGTTACTCCTGTTGGTGAGGTTAATGCTTCGCTTAATAGTAGCGTGAGAAACGTTTTGCCTTATAGGGCAACGTAAAAAAGAAGAGTAGTAATAAGCGTTAAATTTATGGAGATAGTATGGCTACACCAACACCTGATAATGGTTATTCAACTTTAGCAAATATTCAACAAAAGGTGAGAAGATTGACCCGAACTCCTTCGGTCAACCAATTAACCGATACTGAACTTAATAACTATATTAATACGTTTGTATTATATGACTTTCCTGAGCATCTTAGACTTTTCAACCTGAAAAAAACATTTGAATTTTACACTCAGCCTTATGTCGATGTGTATGAAACTAATACTACCGATACAACAAATCCTTTATATAACTTTTCAAATAAATACATAACCGTTCATCCTCCAATATACATTGCAGGCTTTCCGGCTGGTTTTTATGAAGATCAGTCTACATTTTATGGAATCTATCCTAAGTTAAACTCTATTGCTTCTATTGGACTTGAAGGTAATGGAACAGCTACATCTTTTTCTGGTGTAGTAAATGCTGCTCAAGCAAATACTGCTGGTATTAATGGCCAAACAATATGCTTACTGCAAAATAACGTATTATTTGATTCTATTGATGCTAATAATAATGGTTTGGCTTTAATTGATTATCCTGTATCTAATACTATAGGTAACTTGTTTGTTCCTGGTGGCGCTCCAACATCAACAACGGTTCAAGATACTGATAATTATATTAACTATATTACGGGCCAATTTGTTATTACTTTTCCTACCGCTCCTGGTGTAGGTCAACCTATTAACAGCCAAACGGTTCCACAAAATCCAGTTCGTCCTTTAAGTATGCTTTTTTTTGATGGCAAATTTATACTCAGACCGGTTCCTGATCAACCTTACAAAGTTCAATTTGATGTATTTGCTCGACCATCAGAACTATTAAGCACGAGTGATTCACCAGAACTTTCTGAATGGTGGCAATATATCGCTTATGGAGCAGCTAAAAAGATATTTGAAGATCGTATGGACCTTGAAAGCGTTTCTCAGATTATGGCTGAATTTAAGACTCAAGAAAGATTGATTAATAGAAGGACAGTTGTTCAGCAAACAAGTCAAAGAACCGCTACGATTTATAATCAAAACGCTTGGGGAACTGGCCCTTACAATAATGGATTTTGGAACAATGGTGGTTTTTAATAAATTTATAGGAGCGTAAGATGCCTTACTATTCAAATATTCCTACAGCTAATCAAAAATTAAAAGATTCTCAGCCTTTATTGCTTGCAAATTTTACGGCTTTAAACGCGTTTGGTAATGGATATGCAGATTTTATATTGCAAACTGTAGCTCCTAATATTCCGGGCACAGATAAAAACTCAGATACTGGAATTTATACATTTAATAATCCTACTACTACATGTAATGAAATGTATATACAAAAAGTTTCTAATAATGTGCCAGTTCAAGTGCCAATGACAGCTTCTAAAATGAGTAATAATCCAGCTGCAAGTTGTGATGATGGATGGACAATCCTTCCAAGTGGTATGCTTTTAAAGTGGGGTAGAGTTGCTGTTTCTTCGGGAACTTCCGTAAACGTAACTCCTACAGCGACCAGTGGTGGACCTAATTTTACTAGAGTTTTTAGAGTTATGGTATCTCCTCAAGATGGAGGGACTGCTACTAATTTTAGTTGTGGTCAACGTACAGCGGCTAATAACACTACGGGAAATTTTACTGCCTATATAAATAATCCTTCTGACACGACAGCAGTTATATATCTTGTTATGGGGGTCTAAAATGGCACGCACCGACAGATTTATGATTGCCCCTATAAACTCTGGGGTGCAGACAGATTTGAAGCCGTGGTTAATTCCTGATGATGCTTTTCAAACTTTAAATAATGCTTATGTTTTTAGAGGTAGAGTTCGAAAACGATTTGGGGCTCGCGTTATGAATGGGTCGGTTGATGATGATGTTGCTCAGCTTCATACCAGACTTAGAGTTAATATTGGTGTTACTAATGGATCAGGAAACTTTGGGCCATTTACGGTTCCGGGTGCCACTTTTGCCAAGGGCCAAATGTTTTCTGTTGGGGATGCAATATTTACGGTAAATGCATTAGGAACTCCTGCGGCATTATTAAGTACTACTGCTGCTACAGGAACTTATAATACCACAACTGGATCGGTAACTATTGCAAATGCTTCTATCAACACTAATGTTTATTTTTATCCGGCAACTTCGGTTACCGGTTTTGTAACCTATGAAACAGGTCAAATTAACGAAGAACTTACCTATGCTTTTGACACTCAGTTCGCTTATGAATATTCCGTTAATGAGTGGGTAAGGCTTGATGATGTGGGAACAAATTCTCCTAATGCTTCTGTTTGGACCGGTGCTGACTACCAATTTATGTGGGGCAAAACATGGCGCGGTATAACTAATAGTGAAAGTTATCTTTTTGTTTCTAATTTTAAAGCAGCAGATAAAATTCGATATTATAACGGAACTAATTGGAACTATTTAGCTCCTCTTACCAGCAACACTAATCGTTTGTTAACGGGCAGGCTGATTGTACCTTTTAAGAATAGGCTATTGGTTTTAAATACGGTAGAAGATGTTGGAACTCAAATTGGGACGTCTGATGCAGTGACTGGTAATTTTGTTTCTGCTGGAATACCTGGATATAGTTATGCATACGGTAGAAGTTTTGTCTGTGGTACTAATATTTTTACCATAACTAATGGTTCTGTTGTTGTAACTGCAAATTATCTTACAGGGACAACTCCTGCTGCAACTGCAACATTTAACGCAACAACAGGTGTTTTAACTATTACGGGAAATAATACTAACGCAAGTACCCCTGTTTACTTTTTTGATGCTACTGCTGGAACTCAAAGTTCATATGTTAATAGATGTCGCTTTTCTCAAAATGGTAATCCAGTTGATCCTGCTTATAACGCATGGATAGATACAGCTGCTGGTCTTGGTGGTTATATTGACGCTCCAACCAAAGAAGCTATTGTTACCTGTGAATTCTTAAAAGATCGTCTTATTGTCTATTTTGAAAGCAGTACATGGGAGCTGGTATACACTTCAAATCAAATACTTCCTTTCGTTTGGCAGCAAATTAACACTGAACTTGGCTGTGAATCTACATTCTCAGTAGTTCCTTTTGATAAAGTGGTGTTGGGTGTTGGAAATGTTGGAGTTCATGCATGTAACGGATCTAACGTTGAACGTATAGATCAAAAAATACCTGATGAGGTTTTTAAAGTTGCTAACGATAATGAAGGCGTATTTAGAGTTTATGGAATTCGAGACTATTACACCGAAATGGTTTATTGGACCTTCCCTTCAGAAGTTGAGGATAGTTCGTATCCTAATAGAGTTTTGGTATATAACTATAAAAATGGATCATGGGCTTTTAATGATGATTCCATAACAGCTT